CATCGTATGGAACTGATACTGGTGTGGGTGGGACTGTGCGGGGTAATTACGCTACGCTGAATCCTTTGAACAATGTCGCAACACTGGCAAACGGCAATTTGGATATATCAAGCGCAAGTGCCGCATGGCTTGGTTCAAGCGGAACAATTCTTCCTAATGCTGGAAAATGGTATTGGGAAATGACAGTCACTTCGTTGACAAACTATGTCTTCACAGGAATTGCAAGTCCAACTTTTGCGCAAGCGTCAGGTTCATACACAGGCGTTTCATCTAATAGTTATAGTTACGCAAGTAACGATGGTAGAAAGTGGAACAATGGGTCATCTTCTGCCTATGGTGCGACTTTCACAACCAATGATGTAATTGGTGTTGCGCTTGATATGGATGCAGGCACTCTGACATTCTATAAAAATGGAACTAGCCAAGGCACAGCATTTACAGGATTGACTGGAACTTACGGCCCATCATTGAGTGTCTATCAGGCGGGTTGCTCAATGAACTTCGGTCAACGCCCATTTGCCTACACAGCCCCAAGTGGCTTCAAAGCACTTTGCACACAGAACTTGCCAACGCCTACGATTGGGGCGACTACGGCTACTCAAGCAAATTTATACTTTAACCCTGCGATTTACACAGGAACAAACGCAACGCAAAGCATTACGACTGGATTCCAACCAGATTTGGTGTGGGTAAAAGTGCGAAGCAGTGTCAGCAGAAATACCCTATTTGATGCCGTTCGTGGAGTGACAAAGGTACTTTGGTCTGATTCAACAGACGCAGAAGGAACTGCTAACGCTGGAACTGGATTAACTTCACTTAATTCAACTGGATTTACATTAGGGACAGAAATCGCTGGAACAAGTGGGTCAACCAATGTTAGTGGTGTGACCTATGCATCTTGGAACTGGAAAGCAAACGGCACAGGCTCATCCAACACATCAGGCTCTATCACTTCAACAGTAAGCGCAAACACTACGAGTGGGTTTAGTGTGGTGACTTATACAGGTAATGGAACATTTGGAAGCGTTGGTCATGGCTTAGGTGTAGCCCCTTCTATGGTTATTATCAAGACTAGAAACAATGTTTACGATTGGCTTGTCTATCACAAATCACTTGGCTTTTTAAAGACCTTGTTTTTAAACTTAACATCTGCCGCTGTTACTGCTACAGAAATAAATAATACAAGCAGTACGACAATGACAGTACAAAGCGAAGCGTGTACCGCATCAAATAATTATGTTGCCTACTGCTTTGCTGAAATAGAAGGCTATAGCAAGTTTGGCTCTTACACAGGCAATGGTTCTGCCGATGGGCCTTTTGTGTTTACGGGTATGCGCCCTGCTTTTGTGATGATTAAGCGAACTGATTCAACTGCAAATTGGCATATTCTTGATGTATCCCGAAATACATACAATGTGGCTAATTTATTGTTGTATCCAAATCTTTCAAGCGCAGAAGCAACCTTTAGCACGTTGGACATTCTTTCTAATGGATTCAAAATTAGAAACAGCGATGTTGACTTTAATGCAAGCGGTGGAACATATATCTACGCCTGTTTTGCTTCTAATCCCCTGAAATATTCCCTTGCACGATAGGACTCAATATGTACGCACTCATTCAAAACAACGCAGTCACCCAAGTTGGTGAACTATCAATTCTTTTTCCAAACACATCAAACCCTAACCACGCATTTGCTATTGAGCAAGGTGCATTAGAAGTGGTTGAAGGTGAGCAAAAAGACCAACGCTTTTATTGGGTGACTTTTGACAGTTACCAAGTCAATGGCTCTGTGGTCACTCGCACCTACACAAACACTCCAAAGGCTTTGGAGGATGTAACTGAGACCCCAGAGGGGCAGACTGAGCCTGTCACGACTAAGGGCTTGAAGTCACAATGGATTGCTCAGAACAAGGCTAACGCTAACAGCCAACTAGCATCTACTGATTGGATGGTCATTCGCAAAGCCGAACGCAATATTGACATCCCCGCTGATGTTGTTGCTGAGCGCGCAAAGATTATTGCTGACTGTACTGCCAAAGAAGCAGCCATATTAGCCGCCACGACCATTGATGCGTTGATTGCGGTAGTTGCACCTGTTAACACTGAAATGCCCTGACCATGTGGGACTGGGCTGAAGCATTTATTGCCGCAGCCTGTCTTGTGGCCTTTGTTATCTTTGGCACGTACATAATTGCATGGGCTGGGATATGGTAAATGCGTTGGCTCATATTGTTATCGCTGTTGGGGCTAGTTGGAGCCGTAGCCAAGAGTGGCTGTCATGTGCGCGAGTTCTACGGGATAGGTTATACCGTCCACGATCCAACGCAACGGCACAAAGAGATGATGGCGTGGTTAGATCAGAACGCAGGTCATTGCAAGTCAACGGAATACATGGTGATTTGGAACAACCTAGCAGAGTGGGCAGGTACGGCAGATTCCACATGGCTTAGAGCAAAGATAGTTCATGGATACAAGGATGCACTTGAGAGGGAGAAGAAATGATAGAAACCATCAGATTATTTCCAACCGTTCAAGCGTCTGGGTATCCGAACAAGCATGACCTTGCCCAAGCTAAACTAGAGAAACAGCACGAAGTTAACAAGACGCTTGAAGTGTCCAAACAAAAACAAACCGCATTGCAGGACATAGGGTTTGAGATTTACTGTAAGAAAGTGGTTCAAGAGCGACTCCGCATGGAGATATTCAATAACCGTAAACTGGATATATACGTGTAATGGTTACAAAAAAGCCCCCAGTTAAAACTCCAGCCAAGGTAGCGCCCGTTAAAAGGCGTACACCAAAGCCCAAAGCCGAGCAGACAATCAATGTGTCTGTTGCCGCACCAGCACCTGTCAAAACTGAAGCCAAGAAAGACGACAGCGCCCTTGGTAAAGTCATTGGTTTGATTGAGTGGGTGGATAACCCGTTTAAACTGTTCACTGTCATTCTCCTTGCATTTCTAGCATTTGCTGGCTACTTTGCATGGGACTCTCGTCAAGTCATTCTTCATGCCATTACGACACAGGACAAGATGCCTCAGTTGGCAAAGCAGGAAAACTTACTTGCCCCAGCCCGTAGCCTGATGAAAGACGTAGAGGGTCTTGTGGTTTTGGTTCACAAAGCTAACTTGGCAACTAACAGCCGCACCACCGTGCTGGCTTTGAACTCTGATGGCGCACGGGAAAAGGCAATGGAAGGTACGATAACGTCTTTGTTTAACGCTTCCTCAGATCGCAACAGCGCAATGGTTGCAATGCTCAACGGTGAAATTCTTTGTGAAGAGTTCAAGCCATCATCCAAGGTGGGTGAGTGGGGCGTGAAACAGGGTGTAAATTTCATGTGCCGAGGCTCTATCCCCCCAGATATGGGTAAGTTTGCGGGGTATATTGCCATTGGATTTAAAGATAAGCCAGAAGATATTGCGGCGTTAAAGACCCGTATAAACTTGGCTGCAACTGATATGTCAGAGGAGTAACTATGTTTGAAGTATTTGGTGGAATATTGGGTGGGGCGTTAGGCGGTGTTTTTCGCTTGGCTCCAGAGGTTCTCAAGTTCTTTGACAAGAAGAACGAAAGGTCGCATGAGATGCTTATGTTTGCCCGCCAGTGTGAACTGGAACAAATCAGGGGTCAGATGAAATTGGCTGAAATTGGCGCACAGCGGGAAGCGGCAGTGGATGTAGGAGTCATGGATGCCTTCAATTCTGCAATAGAGCAACAAGCCACAATGGTCAAAGCCGCAGGTGGTTGGGCGGCTAGTCTGTCTGCATCTGTTCGCCCTGTCGTTACATACTGGATTCTTTTGGTGTGGTCTTTTGTGCATCTGTGGTTTGGCTGGAACTCATGGATTGCAGGCGCTGCCCCTATGGAAGTCTTTAAAATGATGATGTCGCCTGACTTCTCGGCACTCTTGGCTGGGACAATTAACTATTGGTTCCTCGATAGAACTCTGAAACAGCGCGGGCTATGAACTTAGAACTAGCCGCAGAAATGTGCAGACGGTTTGAGGGCTTTCGCTCCAAGCCGTATCTTTGCCCTGCTAACGTAGCCACAATTGGCTACGGCTCTACCTACTACGCAGACAAACGCAAAGTAACTTTGGAAGACCCGCCAATGGATGAACCCACGGCGCGGGCGCTTTTAATGATTGAGCTTGAGCATACGTATCTACCCGGTGTTCTGCGTAACTGCCCGGGTTTAATTACTGACGTTCGCAGGTGCAATGCCATCGTGGATTTTGCTTACAATTTGGGCACGGGACGCTTGCAAACATCCACGTTAAAGAGGAAAATCAATGCCAATGATTGGGAAGGGGCAAAAGAACAACTGATGCTCTGGACTAAAGGTGGCGGCAAGGTTTTGCCGGGACTGTTGAAACGCCGCACGGCTGAGTGCGCTTTGTTGGATTAACCGATGACTGCCTTGCGTTTAGCCCAATACGCTTTCATAGCTTCAGATTGCCGAGTACGTTGTTCTGGGCTACGTAGTGTTGCTGCGCGTTTTGCAGCTATGGTTGGGTCGCTGTTAAGTACTTTGTGGTACTCACGCATAGAATGGTTTATATCAAGCAAGCGTTGCCGCGCGGCATCCTTAAACTGGTCTGAGTGTTTTTTAACTCCGGTTCTTTCTGCAATACGCGCCGCACGGTACTCTGGGTCTTGCCATTTGGCTTTTATTTTGGCGCGAACCTCGGGTTTTTTGGCTGGGTTTGCATCACCTGTAAACAAAGCTTTTACTGCTGGGTCTTGCATTCTTTCGCGTTGTTTTGCACGAGCTTCAGGACTACGGGATGGGTGTTTAGGGTCAAGCATTGCTTGGCGTAGTTTTTCACGGTGCTCAATGCTGGGAGAGTGCATACCTTCTCCGCCTATGCGTAAATTGGTTAGCGGCCCTGTATTAGTTTGCAAACGTCCAAATTGTTCAATTAACTTGCGTTCAAGCTCTTGTCCCTCGATAATTGAAGCAACTGTATGAAATTCAACAACCACATTATTAACACCTATTTCAACAAGTTTTTGTTGGGTCAGCCAGTTACGCCCACCATTATTTTTGGGATTGGTGCGACGAAATGTTTTGGTCAGTCCAACATAAATTGGAGTTCCAAGTTGATCTTTCCAAATATAAACATACATACTATTCTCCCAATTGATGGCAGGAGTATACCATGCTAAAAAAATTGGTGTTGAAGCCGGGAGTTAACCGGGAGAACACCCGTTACGCCAACGAAGGTGGTTGGTATGAGTCCGACAAGGTTCGGTTTCGCCAAGGCACACCTGAGAAAATAGGTGGCTGGGCGCGTATATCAGTGTCTGTATTCCAAGGTCTATGCCGGTCGCTGTGGAACTGGATCACGCTAAATAACTTAAACCTGATCGGTGTAGGCACTAACTTAAAGTTTTACCTTGAGCTTGGCGGTCAGTACAACGACATTACGCCTATTCGGGCGGGAGCCATCCTAAGTAATCCGTTTGCCACAACTAACACGCTTACCTTAGTCACCGTCACAGATGCAGCACACGGCGCAATCACAGGTGACTTTGTAACTTTCAGTAACGTAGCTCCTGTAGGTGGACTTGATTTAAACGGCGAGTTCTCTATTACTTACGTAGATGCTAACACTTACACAATCGTAGCGGCTACAGCGGCAACCTCAACAGTGGCGGCTGGCGGTGGCACAACCGTTAATGCCATCTATCAAATTAACGTAGGTGATGCATACGAGATTCCACTAGCCGGTTGGGGTGCTGGTACGTGGGGTGCAGGAACTTGGGGCTTTGGCGGTACGTCTACCTCTGCGATTAGATTGTGGAGTCAGAATAACTTTGGTGAAGACTTAGTTTATGGTTTCCGTGGTGGCCCAATCTATTATTGGGATGCTGGTTATGGCGTAGACCCATCCTTGGCTACGGTCACTATAGCTTCTCCTGCGGTAGTTACAGCCGCTTACAGTTTGCCCAATGGCTCTCCAGTCATCTTGACTAACAGCGGTTATCCGTCTGCGTTGCCTACAGGCTTGTCCCCCGGAACGATTTACTACGTCATTAACTCTAGCGGTAATACGTTTAACTTAGCGGCCACTGTTGGTGGCGCGGCCATTACCACGACAGGAACGCAGTCTGGTGACCACTACATCATGCCTAACGGTGTAGACATTGCAAGTCTGTCGGGCGCATCAGACTGCCCAATCATTCAAAACTTTGTCTTTGTATCTGACATTAGCCGGTTTGTGTTTGCGTTTGGCTGCAATGATTACGGCTCTACCACACAGAATCCTATGTTGATTCGATGGTCAGATCAGGAGTCTGTGGTTAACTGGACACCATCTGCTACTAATCAGGCCGGTAGTGTTACTCTGTCCCACGGCTCAAGCATTATAACTTCCATCCAAACCCGCCAAGAGATCTTGGTTTGGACTGACTCAGCCATCTATTCTCTCCAATACATTGGCCCGCCAGTGGTTTGGTCTAGTCAGTTAATGGGTGACAACATTTCTATACTTGGTCAAAACGCAGCGGCTCAAGCTTCTGGTGTGGTGTACTGGATGGGCGTTGATAAGTTCTATCTGTACGATGGACGCTTACAGACTCTGCCATGCGACCTCCGCAGGTACGTATATCAAGACATTAACCTCCAGCAAAACCAACAAGTGTTTGCCGGTACTAACGAAGGCTTTAACGAGATCTGGTGGTTCTACTGCGCGGCTGGCAGCTTGGTTGCTAATCGTTATGTGGTGTACAACTATCTTGAAAAAATCTGGTACTACGGTACTATGGAGCGAACAGCTTGGCTTGATTCTGGTCTTAGGGATTTCCCTATAGCTGCTACGTACAACTACAACTTGGTTGATCAAGAGTACGGATTAGATAATAACGAGACAGGTACGCCCGCAGGTATTGAGGCTTACATCTCATCCTCAGAGTTTGACATTGATGATGGCGACAGATTTGGATTTGTATATCGCATGTTGCCTGACTTAACCTTCTCAGGATCAGATGCGTCCCCTACGCCGCAAGTCGTTTACACGCTCTACCCAATGCAGAACTCAGGCTCTGGAACTGGCACGGCGGTAACAGGCAATGTAACTAAACAGACCGGCGCTCAGTACACGGTGACTGAAGGCTTTACAGGACAGATTAACACCCGTGTTCGTGGTCGTCAGCTTATCTTAAAGGTAAGTTCTACAAACCTTGGAACAACGTGGCAGTTGGGTGCTACCCGTATTGACATCAGACCGGACGGCAGACGATGAGCTTTATTGTCACCACCGATTTTGATTTAAACAAGGTAGCCGCACCTAACTTGCCGCTACCTCCGGATGAGTACAACCGTGTGTATTTTGACCAGATGCTAAACATCTTGCGTCTGTACTTTAACAGGCTTGATTCATTAACCACTCAGTTAATGGCTTCTGGTGTAGTGCCTCCTTTGACTAATTACACAGTGGCAACCCTGCCAAGTGCGGCTACTTCAGGCACTGGCGCGAGGGCTTTTGTAACAGATGCAACTGCTCCCACATTTGGAGCAACAGTAGCGGGCGGCGGTGCGGTTGCTGTGCCTGTA